CTGATAATTTTATGAAGTCATTAGCATTAAACCTAGGCAAAAGTATAGGTTCTATAGCATCTATAGGAGCTACCATAGCATTAAATTTGCTAGGCGGTTTAGATAAGTATCTTGACCAAAATAAAGAGCTTATTCAGCAGCATCTTGTAAACATGCTTGATATAAGTGCCAGAGGCATGGATATATTTGGTAATTTCATGGTAGCTATTGCTGATATATTCACTGTCTTTAGGAGTGACCAGGCACAACAACTTACAGCAGATTTGATAGGGGTATTTGCAAATTCTTTTCTCGGTCTGAAAGAGCTATGTATGCAGGTTTCTGTAGACATACTTAACATAATAACAGCTCCGTTTATAAATAATGTAGATGGCATTAAATCAGCATTAAATAGCTTACTGGGTATAATTGGCACAGTTGTAGGGCAAATTAAAGAACTTGTAGATTATTTTTTCACAGGACTTACAAATACATATAATGCCCATTTCAAACCCCTTGCAGACGCTTTAGCTAAAGGATTTACTGATATAGGTGCTAAAGGATTGGAAATGTATGATAAGTATCTTAGACCTGTACTAGAACAGATAGGTCCCAAATTTACAGAACTTTCAGAAACACATCTTAAACCTCTAATTGACAGATTTATGGAGTTTTTTGGAAAGGTAGCAGATGGTATAAAAGAGATTTGGGAAAAGGTATTGCAGCCATTCATAGAATGGTTTATTGCAAATGTAGCGCCTATGATCGGAGCAGGATTAAAAGTGGCAATTGAAGTGTTTTTTGCTTTTGCGACAGCAGTTGCGGATGTTATAGCCGGGGCATTAAAAGCATTGAGCGGGCTTATTGATTTTATAACAGGTGTTTTTACAGGAGATTGGAAGAAGGCGTGGGAAGGCATAAAAACATTCTTTAGTGGTATATGGGACGCCATGAAAGCTATAGTAACAACTGTTTTTAATTTAATAAAAATAGCGATAGATAATGTTTTAAAAGCTATAAAATCAGTTTGGGATTCAGTGTGGGGTGCTATAAAGTCATTTGTTGAAGGTGTGTGGAATGGAATTAAGACCACAGTAACAAACAGTATTACAACAGTAAAGACCGGTATAGACACAACACTCAATGCTATAAAGAGTGCTTGGGATACTACATGGAACAGCATAAAAGCTACTACAGTGAATATATGGAACGGTATATGGGGTGCTATAAAAGGTGTTATTAACATGATCATAGGCGGAATTGAGGGTATGGTTAACGGATGTATCAGTGCTATAAATTCACTCGTTGAAGGGCTTAATGATTTAACAAGTGCCATTCCAGGCGGAGATTCAATATCAATACCTACAATGTCAAAAATTAGCTTGCCTAAGCTTGCCCAAGGTGGGTATGTAAGGGCTAATACACCGCAACTTGCCATGATAGGCGATAACAAATATCAAGGGGAGGTTGTTGCTCCTGAGGGTAAGCTTTTAGATATGGCAAGATTAGCTGCTGATATGTCCTCTCAATCACGAGACAACCAAACCAATGAGAGAATACTGACAGCGCTTGAGAAAATAGCGGATTTGATAGAAACATTAGACCTTACTGTAAATCTTGACAATAAAGAGATTGCAAGAAGTCAAAGAGAATACAGTAAGAGATTAGGTTTTGACATGACTTAAGAAAGGAGAGAGTATGTCATTTTTAGTTATAAATAATACAAAAATACCCTCTCCTGATATCGGAGCAAGTCTTGTAGTAGCCACAAATGTGGATGCAGGAAAGAACGCTAACGGTACTTTTGTGGGACAGAAGGTAGGAAGAGACCAATATAAGATTGATAATTTGCAGTGGTCAGTATTAACTGCTGCGGAATGGTCTTTAATACTTAATCTTTTCTCGGCTTTTAGGGTAACTTGTACATTTCCTGATGCAGTTAATAACAGGTTTATAACACTTGAAATGTATCCGGGAAATAGAAGTGCTACTCCTATACTTTTTGATGATGAAGGTATGCCTACTATGTATAAAAACTGTAAAGTTAATCTTATAGATTGTGGTGAGGTGTGATATGCAATTAGTAAGCAAGGAATACAAAGAACAGATAAGAAAGCCTTTAAGGAACCATTCTTTTATGACGGTTACAGTCGGAATAGTAAATCAGGAAGCACAAGCTGGTGTATTGGTTGACAACACTAAAGAATATGCTTATTTTGCAGAACTAAAGAAACCCTTTGATAATTATGATGTAACTATACCGTATGTAGTTCTTGAAGAAAGATTTACAAAAGTAGACGATAGTATGTTTTTTATGCCGAGGGAAAACACGAGATATACCTATATAAATCAAGGTATAGTTGTAAAGAATATAGGAGATGTCATAAGGCTTGTATTTCCTGTGGTATATGATATTAAAGGTTTAACTATAGATTTTTCCCATGTTTATCCTGTGGATTTTGATATCGTTTCAAATGTAAATACAGTGCAGGTAAGAGGTAATAACAAGCAGCTCTTTGTTACAGATGAAGTATTTAACCAAGTAACTTTCTTTGAGATAAAGCCATTAAGGATGCTATATGGTGGAAATAGGCTCAGAATTAATAAACTCACTATGGGGTTGGGAATATTCTTCAATAATACAAAGATTATATCTGCATCCAAAAAAGAGCATATTTCACCCATCATGAAAGACTTACACACTCTTGATTTTGATATCAAGATCAATAACAAAGATAGGGCGTTTGATATAGAAAATTCAAAAAGTTCAATTAACTTTATGGAGTTGGGTCAAGTAGTGAAAGTCACTTATGGGTATGAACTGAACAGCGGACATATTGAGTGGGTAAATGGCTGTACTCTAAACTTGAAATCTTGGAGTGCTGATGATAAGACTCTTTCTCTTTCTGCTACAGATGTTTTTGATAACTTAAATGGCATATACAGAAAGGGTGTATATAGCCATACAGGTATATCTTTGTATGATTTAGCTATAGATGTGCTAAAGGATGCAAAAGTAGATGCCAGAGATTATTATATAGACAATTACCTTAAGACAGTATTTATCAATAACCCCATACCGGCAATTGACCATAAATCTGCTTTACAGCTTATAGCCAATGCCGGGAGAAGTTTGTTATACCAAGACAGAGCAGGGAAAATATGCATAAAAAGCAGCTTTTTACCTAAAATGAGTGTTTCCGGAACAGACGAGGATTATTATTCTAAAGTTACAGGCATATTAAATGGAAACGAAAAACAGCACTATACAAGTTTGGCTAAGGGGTATAGCCAAGTTGATGATAGTGTTTTCTTTTTGCCAAGGAATATACAAGGTTCGACTTATTTGAATACAGGATATATAAGTAGAAGCATATCAAATCAAGACGGTACATTTAATAATAACCCCTCAGTAAGTATAACTATGGAAGCTGATCTATTGGTATTCGGATTAAGACTTTTCTTCCATGGGTATGCCCCTAAAGAATTAACTTTTAAAGCGTACAATGATGGTGAACTTAAAGATACCTATAAAGTTTATGGTTTAGATTTGGAAGCGGTTATATTTCATGATTTCCCGCTTATGGACAGACTTGATATAGAATTTAATAAAATACAAGCCTATAACCGTGTAGTGCTGGATAAGATCATATTCGGAGATGTAACGGATTATTGTTTTGAATATGAGAAAGAACTTAAAACATATCCGGTAGGTACCTTGCTTGAAAAAACTAAGGTACTTAATACAATAAGGACCCTATATCAGCCAAGCACAGAGGCTATAAAAGAGCTTGTAAAAGAAACTGTAGCAAGACAGGGAAAGTATGTATTTCAATTAAGCAATGCTTCATATGGCTTTGTAGTCAATCAAGGAGCAAATATTCTAAGAAGTTCAAGTTTTGAGATAGAGATTGAAACACAGTTCGGTATGGAAGTTATCATATCGGGATATGAATATGTGATATCGAAACAATCAATAACAAAAGAGTTGAATGTCACAGGTAAGACAGCAAAATGGGAAAATCCTCTTATATCATCTGTAAAACACGCTGAACTTATCAGCGATTGGGTAGCAGAATACTATAACAGCGATAGAGAATACAGCCTTACAGACAGAGGAGAACCAAGACTTGATGCAGGGGACTTAGCTTTTTTGGAAAATAAATATGTAGACGGAATGATAATAAAGCTTGAGGATTATACACTTAGTTTTAACGGTGCACTATCAGGAAGTGCAAAGGCTAGGAGGGTGATGAAGTATGGCGTGGACAGAACCTAAAACTGACTGGGATGTAAGTAGTCGATTCGATAAGAACGATTTCAACAGGATTAAAAACAATCTTAATTATCTCAAAGATTTGGCATACACACTTTATGAAGCATTTATATATACAGATCTCGGAGCAGATAGAAACTACAGCGATTATGTGTATGCAGATGAGATAAATGAGATAGAAAATAACTTACATAGGATTTGTGATAGTACACTTGCACTTGATATAGGTATAAAAAAAGAGTACTTTCCTAATCAACAGTTTATAAACTATGAAGAACTAAACAGGATAGAAAAAGCCGGTCTTAGACTGTATGAGCTGCTTAAGGGGCAGGATACAGGCAGAAAAAGACTGGCTTTTACTTTAGGAGGAGCTGATTTTGGATAGATTGAAAACGGACTATAAAGACGATGTATTTACCGGGCAAAGAAAATACAGAGTGCTTGATAATGGAGATGGTACAAAAACATTTACAGATAATACGGTATATAGCCAAATAGGGGATAAGTTTGGAGCAAAGGACTTAAATGCCATAACAAAGACATTGAATGCATTGCAAGAAATAAGAAGAGTTTTTGTAGATGTCAGTAAGTGGAGTAGTACAGCCCCATATGTGCAGGAAATTGATGTGCCGGGAATACTATCTACAGATGCTCCTACCGTAGCTTTGTATTTATCAGGTTTAGAAACAGCAGAGGTTGTAAGAAGGTTAAATAAACAATTTGCAAAGGTAGATTTTGTTGAAACACTGGACGGAAAGATAAGAGTTAAGTGTTTTAATAAGAAACCGGAAGAGTCTTTATGGATAGGGTTAAAGGGGGTGTAAGTCATGGCGATTTGTTTGATTAAAAAAGGTGTAGGTGGAATTCAATCTGAAGATGTTACTGCGTTAAGAAGCGAAGTACTCAAGGGTAAAACCGCACTTACAATAGACAGCAATGATGAGGTTATTGAAGGAACTATGGAGTTGCTTACAGCTAATTCAGATTTAGTTAATGTAATGATGTGCTTTGACCGTGGTGCAGGAGATCACTGGGGGATGGGCGGTGCAATTGACAGCCCCTCTCATGGGCGAGGTATTATCATATCAATGCGCCCTGAAGACTTTAGAAAATATGCTTTGGACGATAGATCCGTATTTGTATTTATGCCTGTACCGGATCTAAGACCCGAGAACATCCGCTCCGATAAGAATATAGCAAAAATACAGGGCGGCATACCGATATGGAGTGTTATCGGTTCAGGATGGGGAGATATACTCTATGCCTGGGCGGATGAAGGTCATGCCTGGGATCATCCGGTGGCAGGTC